AGAAATAAAATAATACTGTACCCGTGCACCATTGAACTACTCTGATGTTAGGGTAGCATAGGGTATAAGAATATCATTAAATTTCTAATCGTTAATTAAGACATATTGCAGCACCCTGCATTGCACCCTACGGGCATGGTTGATATTAATTGTTATTAACTATATTGTACAGTACAACGACACTGTTGTCAAGAGTTATCTACAATATTAGAACCATTTATGTAGAGTTTTCACATTTGATTTTACTCTGAATCGCCATTTTAGAGGTGCTACGTTAGGTTTTTACTGTAAGTCATTGTTTTTATTAGAGAGATTCGAGGGGGCGGGTTCAGACAACTTAATCCAAGCTACAACTCGTCATACCCCCATACAACCCAACACAGTTCTCTTACTACATTTTTACATAGATCTTTTACTGTATTTTCAATTGTATATTATATGTAAGGGATCCATCCATAACAGTATTATTATTACTAGTGTTACTATTACTACATCTAACTCTACTCTATCAAACATTATTGTTTCTTTGTTCTTCTACCTGTTACACACAGTCTACGTCTTGTGCCAAAGTTCTTATCTGGTTGTTCATCTATACTAATCTCTTGTATCTTTATATGTTCTCTTAATACTTCTACCCAAGCGTCTTCTGTTAATAATGTTATATGTGCATTGCGTCCATCTGGTAATGTTTTCTTTGCTGGTGTTAGATCTATTATCAAGTACATTTCATAATTGATTGTTCCTGCTAGTAACGGTAGTGTGTGTTGTTTTAATTCTGCTAGAGGGATATGTTCTAGTACATCTGCTGAGTATATATAATCCCAATATCTATTTGTTACTATACGACTATCATTGTATTCATCTACACCTGGATCATAACATTGTATGTCTAATTTAAGTTCTTGGTTTAACCAACGTGCTGTGCCTCCCTTACCGGCACCGAAGTCTAGTATACTATTGAAGCTATTCACGTGTTGTAGTTTTTCTAACAGATATGGATACTGTTTGCCTACGCCTGCTTCTGGGTTGTGTTCGTGATATTGTTTTGCTAGGTTCATGCTATTTCCTTTATTGATCTATAATTTCTTTCACAGCGGGATGTACTGTAAAAACTTTTTACTATTACATGCATTTAACTTTACTTCTGCTAGAATAGTTGCTGCTGCCTTGGATTCCAAATACTCTTTTAGAGTATTTGCATGTGCCTCATCTTTACAAATTAAACAGTGTACACTTTTGCTTAAAATACTGTCTGGTGCTTCAACTATAAGTTTACCAAATTTTCCTTTTGATGTTGTACAATTCATTACTACACGCCAGTTACCCACTGTTGAGTCTTTCATTTGCTCTACAATACCAACATCATCAGTATATCCTTGTACTCGAGTAGTTACTACAATTCTATACTTTCCTGAGTCACGCAATGCGTCTTCATAGTCCGCACGATTTAGTCGACCTGGTTGATTCTTAAAGATACTTCCTATATTTGCATCTGGAATAGTGCGAGTGTGTGCTTTGTAATTGTCTTCTACCTTACTCGCAACTTTGTTTTTATCAAAATAAAATATGCAAGGATTAGTTGAAACGTGTTTGAAATGTTGTTCTGCACTGTCAATCTTATATAACCCTTGCAGTCTATATGACTCTGCTAGAGCAATTGAATACGTTCGTTCGCCATATGGTAAAATATATGCCATATGTCCAGTGGATTTTAATAAATCTAAAGATTTAATAGTAAATTTTTTAGCAAGGTTATCGCCTTGTCCTCTATGAGATGTATTTTCTCTTGAAGTATCTAAGCTGTTATAAGGAGGATTACCAATTACTAGGTCAAACTTCATGCTACTTCCTTTATATATTGTTCAATAGGATCTAGTATATGTTTATACCATTGTTGTCTATCATTAGCTAATTCTAAATTAAACTTATGACTTGTAGTAGGATGTAGTGAGAAGTTCTCTAAGTCTGACTTGTGTAACCATATCTCTTGTTGTGTGCCAAGTATCCATAGTTGTGCTGTAGGTATTCTTGCAAACACTATATCATGAGGTTGATTGAATCCTTTGTTTTCTTCATACACTAGATAATACTGTAGTAGGTGTGTTGCGCTAATTCTGCGATAGCATCTATCAAACTCGCCTAGCAGTGCATCCTTTTGCCATTCTCTTAGTTCGCTCTTGTGTTGTTTATCCCACCACGTAGTTCTAGGAGTTCCATATTCTGTACGTACTAAACTTGTGCGATATGTTGTGCCTCTGTCTGTGCAAATACTTGTAACACCTTGTGTGTTTGTTTTTATATCAATTCTTTTGTTGTAGCGTATCATATTCCTAACTCCTGGGGTTTAATTAATCTTGTTGCTCTTGCTCCTGCATACGCAGTTGCTATCATATTGCCTGTTGACTGTTTTTCGTTAACTTCATCTGTTAGTTCGAAGTTGTATATAACGCCATCTCTACCAATGTCAACACACCAAGTATCTTGATGTTTATAAACAAACGCAACCATTTCAGTGCCGCCTTTTTTCTGCTTAAGACCAATCTTACTTGCTCTTATGTTGTACACATATTCAAGTTCTCGCTTGTGCATTTTCATTTTAATCCAGTGATTGCTTTCACGCCATTCACGAGTGTCTACACTTCTACGCACGCCACTATCCCAGCTTGAATTAAGACTTGCTTGTAGAGGAACTATCTCTCCGTTGTCGTGTCGTATTACACCCACGTTCAGTTTCATCATGTCACTGCCGTCTTTGTTTTTGCCATTACAGAATAGGTCTAGTTTGACGCCTCGCCACATCTGCGGGAGTTTCAATGTGACTTTCTCTTTTGACTTTGATTCTCTGCCAAGAGATCTAGACGAAGTCGTCTTACTTCTTGCATTGCTTTTATGGCAAAGAGTAGTAGTTGTTATTTTGTTGTTAGTGTCATTATTGTTATTATTGTTGTTAGTTATATTAATGTTTGCTGATTTTTCTAAACCTAAATCTTCTAAGATATTCATTATACAGTCTCCTTTGTTGCTGTCAGTTGTATTTATCACATATGTATAATAACACGTCTAAAAGCGAATGTCAAGGAAATACCCTGCTAGTATAAACTAACAGGGCATATAACGAATTTTACACGAAGTGTAGTGAGCAAGACACTTATAGGAATTACAAGTGTAAATGTGACAGCATTTTAACAGGAAACTAAAACGGAAGAGTGTGATATAACCTTATTTTAGTTTAGTGTCTTGCTCAGTAATATTTATGCATCCTCTTCTAATTCGTTGCGTAACTTGGCGATTTGCCAGTCATATTCACTAAATTTCATACTAGGTAAAGCATTACATACGCCAATCTTATACAATTTACACCAATTGCATTTACCTTGCCAGTGTGCAGGTTCTTTGCGTATATACTTGTACGTTACTACCTGTTCAGCTTTTACAGTTTGCGGATGTCCGCAGTCTCTACATGTTTTTATGTCCATACTGTATATACACTATGTTGCACTAATTGCAGCGCCGATTGATACTACCTTCCATGTAGGTGTTTCTGTACCTGCTGAGTCATCTTCTACGACAGCAACAGCTAGACATTCTGTGCCTACATCTCCATCTGAACACATTGCTATATCGCCTTGTTCTACACCTGTACGTGCGTTTAGTTGTGCAACAGTTTGTGGTGCTAGGTTAAGTATTTCTTCTATGCGTACTTTGCCTGTGCTTGGATCTAGTGTTAAGTCTACTGTTGCAGTTGTGTTAAACTCATCTGGTAAGTTTGCAGCTGGTACTTTGCTTGCAGCGTTTAACGGACAAACACCGTCTGATGTGTCTCTACCGTCAATTACATTTACAAGCTCGTCCATTGCAAGTTTAATGTCGCCTCGTGCTGCTGCAGGAGAGTCTGTGCCTGCGTCTAAATTAGTTGTTGATACATTTGAACTGTTGGCCCATGCCATTGTGTTTCTCCTTAACGTGTAATGTTACCATTTTCATCTGCTGTTATTGCAGCATATCCTGTTGCTACTGCGTCGAATGTGCAATCTATTGCTGTGTTGTTGTCAGCTATATCATATATGTATAGCTTGTTGGGTGTGCCTTTTTCTACTACTACATGTGGCAGTGACAGTCCGCCTTCTGGTGTAGAGTAACCTGATGCTACATACCCAGTATCGACATAAAAGGTGCCGCCCCCTGTTAGTATTGAATGCGGTGTTATCACTATGCTTTTTATATTGCCAATGCCTGTAAATGCTTCTAGTTCTCTTACGCCGACAGTACCTGCAAGTGTGCTTGAATCTATGTTTGCTAGTGTAGCACTTGTAGTCTCGCCGCCTAAACGTGTGTTTATACCTGCAATATAATATTCTTCAGTTGTGTCAGCACCAGCTGAATCTTCTGTAATACTAACTGTAAACTGGAAGTAACGTGCATTGAATGCTGGTATGCCAGTGTCATCTGGATTTACTACATATGTGCTAGGTGAGTCAATTGCTCCTCCGCTTGAGTCTACTGTATCACCATATATGATAGTAGTTTTAACAGGGTGTGTTGCTTCTATAGTAGATGTAACTTGTACTATGTCTTTAGAACCATAATCCGTTATACCAGTTGTAAAACTTAGTGGCAGTTGTGCGTTGCCGTTCCAAGTTTGCCAGTCTTCCCATGACGGACCGCCTGCACTTGATCCATCATAATTGTCCCAAGTTTCTATGCTTTGCGCTCTGTAGAATCCACTGTTTGCATCATAATATCCTGTGCCTGACATATTAATTACCTCCTAGTGAGTGTCTTGTACTAACGTTAATATCTGCTGCTAGTGCAATATTGTATCTATGATATACCAAGAAGTTTAGATATCCATTTAGACCTTTGTCTATTACCCAACGTCCGTGTCTATCTCTATATGTATAACCTCGTGTAAAGAACTCATTTACATAATTGACACCTGTAAACCAAGTAGGCAAGTAACCATCTGTTTTTAACGTAGTAAAGTTGCCGCCTGCTGCATATGTAGTTTCGATAGGATTGCCGTAATTTCTTATAAAGAATGCTTCGAATACAATAGTAGGCGATGATATCTGGAAGTTTACAATAGTTTGTGTAAGTGCGAAGGCGCCAACTGCTGCTGAGTCTTGTCCAACTGGGCCGAAGTTGTAAACACCATCACTAACTTTTTGTCCATTGTCATAACCAATAATTCTTACGTGTGTAATAGTTGGATCAGTCGGTGCTTGAATAGTAAACGAATAACTATCTTGATAAAGAAATCCTGTGCCTGGAGGTCTGTAATAACCTATACCCATGGGTTCTCTTTTCATAACATTTGTAAGTCTGTCGCCGCTTAGTGTGTGTAATGCTTTAGTGTTTACATACACTGGACAGAAACCATTAGTAAGATCAATAGCTGCGAATCCTTTATTTGCAAGCACTTGGTACATGCCATTTGCATAATCGTTATAAAACCTATATGGTCCGTTAGGTGCTTCGCCTCTTGCTATTGCTGCTTCTGTTTGTGTAATGCGTCCATAATAACCGTCTATCGGACGTTGTGTAGTATGTCCTTGGAATGCAGTAACAGGTGTTAGTACAGGGGGTAACACAGGATCATATCCGGGCGGTACAGTAACAGGCGGTCCTGTTGTGGGCGGCGCACCTCCTGGCGGATAGTAGTTGTCAATACCACCATTGTCAGAAGGCGGTGCAGCAGGTGGTAATCCACTGTGATCACCAATGTCACCATAACTAGGCGGTACAGGCGGATCGTTTGTGCCTGGATCTAAGTTAGAGAAGTCGCCTATCAAGTCGTCATACACATGTACAATGCCTACTGGAAACTGTGGTAGTTTTCTTACAAGCGGTATAATACTATAGAAGTCAGGCAAGTATAACGGCGGCGGTATATCAACTTGTGCACCTCGGACAAACGGATATAATGTTGCATCATGTTCAACAGCTTCTATTTCAACAGTAAGATCCTTTTTAAGTTTCATACCAACTACTCTAAATGTATCTGATGACAATCCGCATATTTCATCAGTGACAGTAATAATGTCACCAACTTCAACATCTAATAATTCGTGTGTAGCGTTGAACGTTACTGTGCGTTGTGATCTACTTTTATCGTATATCATTTGTGCAATATCACGTGCAATTGCTACATTTGTAAGTGTATGGAATGTAAATTCACCAACTAATATTTCATTGTTATCTTGTGCTAAACGCCCTGAACGCTCGAATGTAACTTGCTGGTTACTAAACGCTTTGTCTGGGTCAATATAGTTTACAATAACTCTGTTGTACTTTGAACTTTTGCGCTCACCTACTAATTTTACACCGCCGATTATTTCGTTTGCATCTACGTCATATGCAACATTTACAACAGCACTAGTAATGTCTGTTGCATGTCCGCCATCTTCTACTTTTAACTTATAGCGTCCATTGACAAACGGAAACACACTTCTGCAACCTTGTAACAGTAATTGCGTGTTTGTAATAACCTGTTGACTTGTGTCTATAACGGCATGCATTGTCATAGCACGACCTGACTGGTTATTTGAATATTGTACTGTTTGATTAAATTTGTTTGCAGCAATCTTAAATGTTTCTGCGTTAATTGTATCAACAGCTTGTCCTGCGCCGTATCTAGGATTTTCTATAAAGTCTAATAAACAGTTTGCAGGATTTACACTGTAGGACTTTGTTCTGTTTGCATAAGCTCCGCTTAAATTTTCACCACTGCCATGTGTTGTAACATCATACACTTTCTTACCAAATACTTCGAAATTAACCTGCGGAATACCACCGCCAAACGGGTTGTTGTCTGCTTCTTCTTGTGATTCAATAGGTGCCCAATAATAACGTATCACTACATATGCAACACCCGGCAGTGTACGTTTTTTAGTCTTCCAACTAGCAGATTCGTTTGCTAACGCACTTTGTCCTTGTGTTTCTGAACCATTAAAGAACTGTAATGCTATTCTATTTGCATATCTACCTTCAGTTACAACATATGTTGTACCATTAGGGTATTGTTGCCCGCCTCTTGGTAATTCAGTGTCATTAACAAACACTTTGTGTAGACCTTGTATTTCGCCTTCGCATAATGCATATACAACGTATAAGTTTGAGTTTTCAACACCGTTAGTTTCAGTGAATATGTTAGTGCCGCCTACTTTTCTGTGTCCATAAACGACCGGTAACGGCACGTTCGATCCATTTCGTGTAACCGTTACCCCCTGTGCAATTTGCCCTGGATCGCCCATGTCTGGTCCACCGAATGCACCGAAAGGACTCATAATAAATCCGATTACATCTCCTACGAAGTCAATAATGCCTACTACTACGTCTACAATAACTTCAACGATTGTTTCTACAATTTCTACAATTGCATCAACTACACCACTCATCTAAACATCTCCAAGTCCTTAACAAAGTGATATCCGCACTCTGCCATATCTTGTTGCTTGTAATATGTTCTTGCTTTTGTTAACCATTCGTCATCGGGTTGATAATCTTCATTAAATATCATATTACTTGCTTGCATGTATACGCAACCAACTTCAACAAACCAATCTTGTATTGCCATAAACAATTCGTCTGCAATACGTTTACCTTTTCTAGCTTCAGGATGCACGAAGAATAATATTATTTCTCCATACACTGTGCCGTTCCATATTTTCTGTTTACCTGCACCTGCTACATAACCTATAAACTGGTCACCTTCTTCGTACACGTAGATTTGCATATTAGGATTTATAATGCCTTTTTTAATTTGTTCCTTGACAAACTTTCTGTCAAGTTGATCATGTGTTACAAGTCCTGCATCAAGCGCATGTTCAGCACATAAGTCACATAACAATCCAATCTCTTTAGGTTTAACTTCTCTTATCATACTCTTCCCCATTTAATATCTCTAGTTGGTTCATGACTATATTCCATGCTGAAGTCTGTTGGATGTTCTTTCTGGAAGTTACCCAAGTTTGTTCTACGTCCAACTGTTTTAAGGAAGTTTGTAAATTGACTGTTAATTTCTAGAACCAATGTTGCTGTGTCATTATTGTTATCTATTCGATAACCAACTATTTTACCTTTGAATATGACAATAGTTTCGTTAGTGCCGATAGGTGCATATGTAGTAGGATCTAATAAAACTTTTTCAATTGTAACTGTCTGGTTAATGTTTGCACTTTTAGCAACAGTTGACACAGTATTACTATCTAGTGCTGATAGTGTTAAGTTGATGCTTGTAACTTGTAGATCTGCTGTTTCTTGATTTTCTGATACACCTAGAAACACACCTTGTGCATCATAGGTTCTACTGTTTATTGTAATATCAAACGGTGAGTCTGTGTAATATAAATTAGTTGTGCCATACAATCCAATTTCTACTAAACTTGCAACAACAAGACTATCGCCTGCAAGGTATGTGTTTTGTGCAGTACTAAGTCCTCTTGTCATTAGAATACCTCTCTTACATCTAGTTCATAACTTACAAGACTGTTTGTTTGATATCCAAATTCTTGTGTGTCATTTGCAAGTATCATTCTGAGCGGTGTGTTATTTGTAGTAATACCTTCGTTGTTTGTTAGTGATTCTAACAGCGCAGGTTGAATGTTTAATGTACAGTTGCCACCGCCATCTGTGTTACAGTCTGCTGTTGCCATATATACTTTAGTATGGTTTGCGAATCTTACAATGTCGCCTGCTTTAATTACATTGCCGCTGCTAATATTTGTATCTAGTTGTATAGTTGTATCACCTATAGAGTGATTACCATCTACACTTGCACTTACTGTATCTCTATTCGGTGATGTGCTTAAACTTACATTTTGTATTACAATATCGAATTCATGTAACGATCCTTGCGTTAGTGCAATAAACGCTTGTATCGGTCTAAACTCTAACAGTGTCATGGGAGGAAATACTAGTGTTCCTGTCCATAATGTAGTAGCAGTTTGTAATCTTGTCATTCTGCCACTTGATGTAACGGTTTTTTTAGTCGGTGCATTCATCTTAAATCCTGCTGCACTAAATCCTGGATCACTTGGAAATGTTCCTATATATGCCATTATGATGTTACTCCTCGTTTACCACGTTTTTGCATTGCTTGGTTAATAATACCTACAATAGTGCCTCTACGTTTTACTAATAATTGATCGAAGTCTTCTGCGTCAACTGTTGTGATAGAGAAGTTTACAATAACATTTTCTCCACCATTGCCTCCGCCTAGTCCGTCAATTGCTTCTGCTACTTCTCTTGGTATAACAGTGCTAGGTTGCTTCGGAACAATAATCTCTGGTCCATCTTCACCAACTACTGTTTCTCTACCAATTTGTAACGCACCACCACGTTGTCTACCTGTGTACTGTTGACTTCTAATAGCTGCAACCTGTGCGAAACCACTTGCAATAACAGCACCAGCAGCGATGAAGTTGAAGGGCGGCGGATATGTTGCTAGTGCTTTTGTGGCACCTGCATATGTATTCATTATGGCGCTTGCAATGTTGAATGCTTTTGCTGCTTCGAATGCACGTTTATTGTAGCGTCCTAGTGCAGTAAGAGCATCTCCAACTTGACCAATTGCGAACTGTGTTTTTTCAAGCTCTGATTTCTTTTCAAACTCGATTCTTTCATCAGTCATGCGTCTGCGTCTTTCATCAGCGCCTTCTTCTCGCAATCTTCTTTTATCTTCTGCGTTTAAGATTGTGTTGCCTGCATTTAGATAATCTCTAATACGCTTTTGGTTTTCTTCTTTAATCTTTGCAGTTTTTTCATCTTCAATTTTTGCCAATGCATCTTGTAATTTCTTACCAGCAGCTAATTGTAGTGCGTTGTAATCTTCATTAGAAATAGTTTTACTATCTAACGCTGCCTTAAACGCTTCTAAATCTTTTGCATATTCTGCTTGTGCTAATTGCGTAGATGTAAACATAAACTCTGCATACTTGTCTTTTAGACTATCTATATTTTTAGCTAAATCTTTTGTTTTTGTAGTTGTGGTGCCAAATGCACTTGTAACCTTATTCTGATTACTTACAATTTTCGGTAATATAATGTTTGTTTCGTCATACCCGTGATTTTTTAGTATTGTTGCTTCGTATTCTTGTCTAGCTGCTGTTGTTGCTTCATCATAACTCATACCAGCATCTTGATATACTTTAGTTAATTCAGATATTAATGCTGTGCCTTTTTCTGTTGCAGCTTGTGCTAGATCACTTGCATTTACATATTCAATTGTACTGTCAACAGCATCACTTACTTTTGTAGACAACGCTGTAAATGCTTGTGTTGCAACATCGCCAACTGCTGTTCGCATCTGCTGACTTGTAACATTTACAATTTTACCTATACCAACAAATTCAGCTACTGCATTTACACCACCTATAACTTTGTTTATGAAGTTGTCAAATGCACCTGTTACTTTTTCTACAACTTTATTAAAGCTATCTTTTAAGAATGTACCAACTGCGCTTGCTATTTCACCAAGTCTATTGAACACTGCGCTAACTTGCGAAATTGTTCTACCTAGTCCATTCTCCATACTTAAATATGTGATTAAACTAGCTGCACCTACTGCTAATAATCCAAACGGATTCTTTGCCATTGCAATAGTAACTGTTCTTATACCTGTTGCAACGCCGCTTAATACTTTTATCAGACCAGCGCCGCCTAGTACACTTGCTAGTATTGTTGCGCCTTTAATAAACTGTCCTAGTTCGAATGTGTTTTCTCGTAGAAACTTAGTTGCTTGGAATATACCAAATCCTAAATCTTCGCCAATTTGTTTTGCAAGCGGTATTACTCTTGCAAGTGCTTCGTTAAACAGGTTAACTAATTCTGTTAGTGCACCGCCAAATCCACCTGATCCAACTGCATCTTGTACGTTTTGGAAACCAATTTGCATGTTGGATATTGCTGTTGATAAGTTGTTTGCACGTTCAGCAGTTGCACCACCGAAGCTTGCATCTAACCCAGTAGTTAGTGCTTCTGTAATTTTTCTTGCACCTTCAGCAGTTTTACCAAACTCAGATACTTCTAGTCTTGTAATACCTAACTGCTCTTCTAGGATCTTAAATACAGGTACACCTCTATCTGCAAGTCTGTTTAATTCTTCTAAACCTAAACCACCTGATGTAGTTCTTGCGAATAAGTCTGTCATAGCAGTTAGTGTACCAAGTTGGTCTGTTGTAACTGCTGCTGTATCTGTAAATGTTGTTAATAATTTCTGTGTGGGTTCGATACCCGCAGCTTTTAACTTAATAAAAGCTTCACTAAGGGTATCGACTCCAAATTGTGTTTGTGTTGCGAATTGACTAACAAAGGCGAATGCATTTGCACCTTCCCTTGCTGATCCTGTAACACTTGCTAATGCAGTACGAAGATCTTGGAATCTAGCAGTAGTTTTAACTATACTTCCAATAACATTTACACCACCAATAGCACCCAGTGCACCAGCTGCTAAACCTGCAACCTTGTTTACACCAACCATTGTGCCTTCGATACCTTTTAGACGTCTGTCAATGTTACCTAATGCACCGGCAGTTTTATCTTTTACCTGAATGTTTATTGTTTGCGTTGCCATTCTTCATAGTCTCCTGCTGCATACGAAAGTATTCGTACCATATTTCTAATTCTAGGACGCTGAGTTGCATTACCTCATCTAAGCTTTTACCTAATGTTTCACCAACTCGGCATAGAAGTTGTAATTCAACGTCCTGTTTTAGTTTTTTGCAATATCGTCATATTCTGTAGTAGCATCATTTAACACACTAGCAATTCTTAATAATACACTTGGATCAGCTTCGTACATCAGCATGTGTCTGTCTGAACTATGGAACATAGGTTTACCTTCTGGATCTAATGCTTTTTGTAATACACTTTCAACTAGTGCTTCAACTGTTTTACCTTGCTGTTGTAAATTAATAATTTTACTTTCGACTGCGAAGCTATATGCATTTTTATGGTAAATGTCTGACTTCCACTCTTCTACTGTAATCTTTTTTAATTCACCTGATACTTTATCACGGAAATGTGATTTGATGTTGTCTTTAATACTCATTTATATCTCCTTTTAGATATCTCCCGTGTGGTAGGACCTAGTATACCACGTGGTGCTTGTTTTGATCTGCCTTTTTCGAGTAGGTCGATGTATGGGACTCGGTTGACAATGTTAAATCCATCTTTAACACTTTCGCGGCGCCAACCGTCTCTTGCTTGTCCCTTATCAATAGGAGTTTTAGATTTTATTAAATCTAAACTGTCCTCGGCGATCTGGTCAACAATACGATCTTTTTCTTTTTCAAGACCGTCCATTACCTTATCTATCCCACGAACTGATAGTTGCAACATGTTATACTGCTGCGCTTGATAGTGCGCCTGTTCCTTGGAAACTCACACTTGCAGTGATCATATCATCAAAGCTTGCACTTCTTGATACAGATGTTACAATAACTTGTCCTTGGAACTTGTTACCTGCTGCTGAACTTGGATAGAATTCAACAAATAGATCTGTATCATCTGATGGGTCAAAGGATCCTAGTGCGTCATGACCTGTGTCATACACTACTTCCATTGTTCCTGTAAAGGAATGCAATCCCGATTTATATGTTCTTGCTGCATCGCCCATAACTGTATCTTCAACTACATCTTTTGTGTGTTCAAGTGTCCATGAACGAACTTCAGCGATTGCTACTTCAGCGCCATCAGCGCCTGCTTTTACTTGGCCATTTTCGCCTGTAAATGTTGCCATTTTAGTTCTCCTCGTCTGTTGGCATATCATCCTCTACTGAATCGTTGCAATTACAATCTTCTTGATCGCAATCGCAGTCATCAGTTTTGGATTTAGAAGTCACCGTCGCAGAAGCTTTAATTTTGTTCTTTGATGAAGACTTTACTTCAAGTTCAACGGACCATCCGTGCTCTCGAAATCTCTCTACTCGGTCTTCTGGAATACGCTCCATATTACCTTCTTTATACATTTTTACATATTGTGTTGGCATTATACTGCTCCTTTTGTAAAGCTATATTTTACTTCAGCAGTTAGCAGAAACTCACCTAGTGGCGGTGTTCTGTCAACTATTTCTATTTGTGTAACGTGTGTAGTTGCAGCTTCTGCACATACATCTAGTTCTCTATCGCGGCGTTCGTTTAGTGTTTCTTCAATTGCTTCGATTAGCACATTGCGCTTTTCGTCAACTGTTTGCACATGGCCTTTTCTGCCATCGCTGCGGACAAATCCTCTTATTGATACTTCAATAGTACCTCGTCTATTCCCGCCCATTGAGAAGTCTTCTCGTAATTCATTACCAGTTTGTACTAGTAGTGCAGGAAATTGTGTAATTGCTAATTTTTCTGGATCAAAGGGTTCGCGAGTAACAAACGGTAATCTTGGATCACCGATATCCTCTAGGACTGCAATTATATTTGTTATAATTTTTTCTCTGTTGCTCATTTATCTTACCTTTTTAGGCGTAGATAATGTGTTGCTTCTTTTTCGTCGTCTGTAACAGTACCACTAGAGTCAATATCATATTCTACACCATCTCTTAGAACTAAGTCTATTTCACGGTTAAACTCTTCTCTATAGAACTGCATCTTGCGTTCGAAGATATCTTGATCTATATCGAATTTTGCTAATTTAGGATAGATGTGATAACCAAGTGCATGATAACATGTTGCTCTGGTTAATTGACTAGCTGTGTACAGGTCTTCATCTGGTTCTTGATTGCCGCCAGTTAAGTAGCGTACATCATATAACCCTACTTGTTGTGTGGGCCACCATTTAATTCTTAATTCGCGGAATACATCTGCTTGCGCTTTTATGATTTCTTCTTCGAAATCTAGTATACCGTAGTCTAGAATGTCCGGTTCATAGTCTTGGACATCAGATATTGTTGCTAGTATTGCCATGGAGTACTGCTCCTTCCTTGTACGGGGTAGTCCTTCTACCTATCCATATGTATTTATAGTATTCAGAGAAATAGAGGGCAATTTTGCTCTCTATAGCACATATAAGAATAGGACCCTGAGGGAGGTCCTATTCTAGTGAAGTTATATTAGTTTAACTAATATTATAGATTTGCGTCGCCGATAATACCAACACCATATCCGTCAAAGATTTCTTTAACGCCGTATGCCATTGAACCTACTAGCTCAGTTGCACGTAGAGAAGCATCACGCTGCTCTTCGATACGCATATCACGCTTGATCATGTAACCTAGTGCGTCTTGTGCGAATGCTGCACCAACAAATGCACCTGCTGAGTCGCCTGTGATAACAGTTGATTCAAAGATGTTCATGCCAGCGATCTGACCTACGAAACCATCATTTAATGCTGCGTTACCTACATCACTTAATGCGTGTGACATAGTTGAACCAGCGTTAGTTAGCTGTAGTTTGATCTGGTGTGCTTGATATGGGTGTAGTACACATGCATATGGACCAGGTGCGTTGTTTGAACGTAGAGTTGCTGCTGCTTTAAACAGATCTTCTACTGTGATTTCAGCTGCGCCTGAACCTACTGTGTTTGAGAAACCGCCGAATAGACCAGCTAATTCTGTGTCTACTTTCTTGGCCATTGCGTCACCAATTTGACGACCAACTGCTGCTGCAACGTCTTCGTTTGCAGATTCAATTGCCATGTCAGTTAGTGTTACCATAACACCACGCTCTAAAGCTGTGATAGTTGCGTTTGTTGGATCGAACGATGTAGGTGTTGAGATATCAGTACCTTCTGTTAGATCACCAGCTGCTAGTGCTGGGTAAATCGGAACTTGAGCTGTTAGACCTGGTGTTCCTGTCATGTCGTAGTTACGAATTAACGGACGGATGACTGTTTGCTCACTTAATGTGAACAGTGCAGATTGCATAACATTGCTGAACAATTCTGCTGTTAATGTTGTTGTTGTGACTGCCATTGTATTCTCCTAATATAGCAATTATAAACGAATACCTTTACTAGACATAATTTCTCTATACCTAGCTCGGTGCTCTTTGTTGTTCATATCCAACTTGGATATGTCATTATCAACCACAGGTGTCTGATTACCAATACCTTGTCCAGTGCCACTGCCGCTTGGGCCTGCTTGAACAAAGTGTGGATTTGCAGAAAGAAACTCTTGAACTAATGCATTTGGAGTTAGTGGATCACCATTCTCCGTATAGCGCACTTGCCCATTTGCATCTACTACATCAACTGCGCCTGCTTCATTTAGGCGTAATTGTGTTTTTAGCAGTTGCACTACCTGTTGCGGATTAACAGCTCTATTATTACTAGCTTCGGATAACAATGCGCCATCTACTTTAATGTTTTGCAACTCAGTCTCATATTGACTAATCTTGCCATTAAACTTTTCGGCCTGCTCCTTTAGCAGCTTTTCATATTCACCACGCTTCTCCATTTCAGATGTACGTGACTGTTCTTCATTTGCAACAAGCTCATTGTAGCGATCTAAATCTACGTTTGAATATTTCTTTTCAAACTTAGCTCTTTCTCTTGCTACTCTATCTGCTACAATACGATTTACATCATCTTGTGACAGAAGATTTTCTGCTGGTTCCTGTGTATTTGCCTGCTGTTGTTGTGGAGTTGCAGTGTTCTCCGTTTCATTAACCGCTGTTTCTGCGTTCATTTAGTTACCTCTTTCTTCTTGAGTTGAGTCTACTCCCTGCCCCCTGGCAGTATCAAATATATTTATTATATTTGTGTAATAAACGTGTGTTTTAGGCGCTTATTTGCGTCCTCCACGTTTAGTATTCTTCTTTTTCTTTTTCTTCATCGGCATTTTATTACCCTCCTATAAATTATTGTCTTCTTCTATACCATCCCAACTAGGATGCTCAACCCACCCGAGTGTACGCTTGCGTTCCAAGATCTCTTTACGTCTCAGTTTGCATATTGCATACAACTCGAGTAGATTATGCCGCGCCCTCACGCCTGCCTTTTTAGAGTTTAGTGTTTCGAATCTGCGAATGTTATCGTCATATTCAACCAACACTTCTCTCAGTCTTTGTTCAGTACCTTCAATAAAAGTATCTGGCATATCCGGTACATACTTACCCACCAAATAATCCTGATAGTTCTGGGTGTAGTTCGATTATTTCATCGTTTGTAAATCCCTCATTAACCATTGCACGGATATGATTAACCATTTCTTCTGGATTAGTTACAGTTGGATGTGCCATGCCATTTACTGCTGCTGCTGGTGCTGGCGCTGCAACTGGTACTTCATATTCTTTTTCGAATATAATATTGTAGATTTTACTGTCTATTTCTGACAGCATTTTAAGATCTGTAATGCCGCTATCTTTTGCAAGTTTAAGCATTTGCACATCATTAAATTTGTCCTGTATAGAGAAACTTCTTGGATATTCAACTTCGCCATCCCAAGCACTGCCCTGGTACTCTGACCATAGACGCCATATTTGTTCTTCTGCATGTTCTAAATTCATTGCGAAATCTGCAAGTTTAGCGTTAAGCATTTGGAATTCTGTTTGTAAACCAATGCCTGACAAACGTCTACTTTCGATAGAACGTATACCGCCCAAGCATGCCATTCTATCAATGTTATCAACCTTACGTGCCATTGTGTCTAGTACAGCTTCAATACTTGCACCATCTGGTTGTAATAGATATGGTTTTTTAGCAGGATCTGCACTTGGTGGCATTTGTATAATTGCACCTGCACCTGCGCTTGCTTCAACGCCTTGTTCTAGTACTAAACTTGGGTGGTTAGTTAAACGTATAATTTGTTCAATCTCTGACCCAAACTCGTACAGTTCTTTTTGTATATCTGCAATGTCACCTACTGCTGATACGCCAACACCTCTAATGTTGCTGCGCTGTGCATACACACATACAGCTGGTATTTTACCTAGTGGATTAGGCATACTATCAATAATATCACCTGTTTTATCAGCGCCGTTTAATTTGTACACATTAATTTCTGTTGGTGTATATTCTCTAATATACTGGTCATCTTCATATACTTCTTCTTTAACCTTTAAATATGTTAATGTGTATAGACCGTTTGCCTGTCTTGTGTATTCCCAGTCTAGTACATTTTCAGGAGTAAACATTGACACATATGGACGAATTTCTTGCTGCAATTCTTCTGCTCTTGTCATGGCATTTGATATGGGTTTATCTACAATAACCCATGTGTTGCCGTATACCATTGTGTAAGAACTTAGGTCACGCATAAAACTATCATAACTTCTGCCATCTAAATCTGCATCTGCTAGGAACGCACGTAGACCTGGTGTGTTTTCTTGTGCGCCATAATCTCGCTTGGGTTGTTTTCTAAATAAGAAACTGTTGTATATGCCTACAACACTTTTTACATGGTTATCAAGCGCAACTTGACGTAAACGCTTTTCGTAATCTTCTCTTGACTCATAATAGTATGGTTCTAAATATCTACCTGTAAAGTAGTCATATCCGCCTTGGTAACTATCACCTAGGAACTTCCATCTATTGTTGTAATGTGCATAAGCATCATGTGTCTCCATTATGATACCTACATTTGTAATTGCGTCACTTTTTATGACTCTGTCTCTAATTATGGGCATTAACTCCATCTCCTATTCTGTGTACTGCCGGCGAAGGCCCAACGATGTGGTGTTGAACTAGTACTATCTGTGCGTAACGGAAATAAGAAGTCAATTAGATATCCTACTGCGTCTGCCATATGGTCTAGTTCTCCGTCTTTTTCAATTATTGACGTGCCCGGTTTATATACCATCTTCTCTAAACTGTTTATGACCTGTTTACATTTAGGGTCAATAAACAGAGATCTCTCTCCTGCTGTGTTTTTCAACTTAGCATTTACACTATTCACTCTATCTCTGATATGTGCATGTGTGTTTTTAACTTGTACTTGGAAACCTGCATTTTGCAGAATACTTAAATCTGTTCTACCACCAGCGGATGTTTTGCGTTGTCTGCCAGCAGGATCAGGGTACATTGTTATTCTTGACTTTGGATATCTGTTGCGTAATTCTTCAACTATTTCGTCTGTGTTTGAACCCATCATTGTAATTTCGTCAATTACATAAACAATGTTGCCTTGTATAACTGTAACGCATACACTCATAGGATCTACGTTAAAGTCAATACCGCAGTGTAGTTCTAAATTTTCTGTGCCTGTCATATCAAGCAGACTTTGTTTTCTATCGAAGTTGTAGTATACAACACCTGAATAAGTCGTAAACGAAGCAAGGTATTCTTGTTCGAATGTGCGTAAATCCATGTCACGTTTTGCTTGCTCTACTTCCGACTCTGGCACATTGCCACCTTCTAGTGTGGTGTATGTAAATCCATCCCAGTCATCTTTTGCAAGTGCTTCTGAATACATTTCGTGCGAGAAGCTACCTACGCCTCGTGGTGTACCTAGGAACAATGCATGTCCGCCTTTGTCCGATAGTGTTGGACGTAATACTTCTGTCCATACTTTAGGATCTAAATCTTGGAACTCGTCTAGTACGATGAAGTTAAGTCCTACTCCACGCAAGCTATCTGGGGAATCTGCGCCTTTCAGACTTATCTTGCTGCCGTTCTTAAGACGCAATGTAAGTTCTGCTTCATTTGTTAAATCTACCCAACGTAGATCTTTTAATCTTGCTTTTAGTTGATCCCAAACAATGCCTTTTGCCATTCTATAACTAGGCGCAACGTACCATACTTGACTGCCTGGATTACTTGCGAATCTCGAAAGCTCACGCATTGCAACGTGTGTTTTGCCGAAACGTCTACCAGTTACAGCACATCTAAATCGTGCGTCTGAATTGCATATGTTTTTTTGTGGTTCACTTAAGGGCACTTATTTTTTCTCCAATAATAATTCAAACCCAGCACTTACTGCACTCGTTGCACTGGATATTGCCCTCACTTCAATGTCGTGTTGTTCATCAACGACAATCGGCATTTCATAACCTTTTTCTATAAATCCGCCACGCATAGTTATAAAGGATTTTGTGTTCCATGCGTTGCCCCCGTTTCGAACTACTAGTGATACTTCGTGTTCTAAATCTTTTGAACTACCTACATCAAGCTGTACAACATATGCTCTAAATCCTGCTGGTACAGTATATATTGCCATTAGTGTTTGTCCAACTGTTGCTTTGATTAACGCAACATTAGCATCACCGATATAGAAGTTGATGTCATCATCATTAGTTTGCTGTGACCCTGCTGTTTCAACATATGCTCTAAACAATCTAATATATTGATTTACACTTTTTCCTTCAACGCCTGCGCTGTCTGGATTAGTTAATGTAATTGTTTCTGACTGTTTATTGTAATTTGCATCTAACCCTTCAATAGTAACACTTCTTGCACCAGTGCCGCCATCAACGTCATTAGTGCCATCGTCGCATACTACTTCTACATAATCTGCTGCATCTGGGTAAGCATACAGTGACGATCCGTCCCAAACAGTTTCTGTCGCATTGCTTGGCACCGATGGATTGTATCCAAATTTTTGTACGCCATGTAATTTAGGGAATCTGCCGCTGACTACACCAAGTCCATATGGTGCATCAAAGTTGTGTTGGAAAGAACCGAAATTTGCCATTAGTCATCACTCCACGGTAACGGTGTTGTATTTTGTGTATCTTCAGGTGTGTCACGCATACCTAAATACTGTTTTGACAGAAAGATTTGCAGTCTTGTATCACCGTCAATTGCTTTTTCATACATTGAACGTCTTAAACTTTGTCTACCTTCGTGTCTGCCTTTTTCTAGTAGTGTACCAAATCTACGTTTTAGTGTGTCAGCTGTGATGCCAACTACTTCTGCTATTTCTTGATCTGTACATTGAATGCAAGCAAGTTTATAAACTAAGTTCCTGTCTATAGTTTTATATTTTGCTGGGCGTGATGTCTTCTTATCGCTCATTATGCCTGCCTTTCTGCTACTTTCACTCTAATATTTCTACTGTCTGTTTTAGAATTATTAGTAGTAATTTTATATTCTACATTGTAAATTTTACCTGCTGTGCCGCCGCTTAGAAACGCTGTTGCAACAGTGGTTGTATTTGTTGACAAATCTAGTGCAAGCGGGGTTGTGTCACCGCTGATTGTTTCTACAGTAACAGATAATGCTGTTAATGTTTCGCCTTGCGGCAACCAATTAGTAAAGTCTAAACTGTAATCTAGTGCAGCATATGGATCTTTCTCGATATATGTGCCTACTCTGTCAGTTTGGAAACCTGTTAAACTTGGCATTATTCTCTCCTATTTCTCGAAGTACCTGGTATATTGACAAATACCAAGGGTTGTATGACAAGTGTTCTTGTCTCTGATGGCACTACATAAGTTCTATTTTCTTGCGTTATAGTATTTAAGCGAGTTTCTGAATTAACCCCAAATAAACGTATTTCTTCCGCAATTTCTGCAATTCTTGTCTCTGAATCTATATTATGGATCCTATATGGATCTATTTTAAAGACTCGTAAATCGCCAGTTAAATTAAACTGTGCCGACGCAGTTGCCGTTCCTCCATAGAATACTGTTGATTTACTAAAGAAGATTGCTTGTGCTGCTAATTCTACTGTGCCTAGTGATCTAATTAATCTAGCACTTGCATCTAAATCGCCTAAACTTGCACTTAGTATAGTGCCGTTTCTAATTGATTTACCTGCAATGCTAATATTTGCCTGTGAGTTTATTGTTGCTGATGTATTTCTAGTTCTTACGCCATCAATACTAATATCACCAAGTGTTGCCTGTAATACTGTGCCTCTTCGATTTAATCGTGCATCTGCTGTTTGTGTAAATGCACTGGATAGTGTACCTGTACCTGTTCTTATGCCTAATGCCGTAAACGATGGCATTGTAAACACACTAGACAAGCTAACAGGTGCAGCTTGTACATTTGTAAATCCTTCTACATCTACTGTAAATTCGCTTAACTGTTCAACAGGATAAGCATTAATAGTTTTTACACCATCAACACTCATTGTGCCTAAATTAACAAATAGTGTGCTTGGATTTCTTGTAGTGCGTCCTTGTGCATCTAAAGTAATTGTACTTGTAAATGTACCAGTACCTTGTGCAACACGTAGACCGTCTACTGCTACAACAGGGCGCCATGCTTCAGCTCTTGATTTCTCCCAAGTGCCTGCATCCGCCCATGTTTGTTCGTTAAATGTGTGTTCTAGTGTAGCAGCGAACGCTTTTGTAACACCTGCACTTACAGATAATGTACCTGATGATACTTTTAGTACTGTGCCTATGCGTGTTCTTACGCCGTCAACACTAACAGTCGCAGTCGCTGATATGCTTGCACTAGCAGTCTTTAACTCACCAGCGCGAACATATCCCGATTGTACATATAGATCACTATCTGTGCCAACATAACTGGCATCTACATAACCACTGGTAAGATAGTCATCATTTAGTATAACATACTGCGACATAGGGTTTTACCCCGTTACGCTAAAGTTACAGTCAACGATCCTGATGTAATCTGGAATGTATCATCTTGTAGAATTTCACGTGCTGTATCTAGTGCACCATAGAATAGTACATTACCTGATGTTAGTGCATCCATTACTGCAACGTGTGTAATTGTACCCCAATTACCATCTGATGCTGTTGCGAATGTTACGTTTGCATCTGTTGATACAGACCCGTTTGTGATAGTGCCGAAAGAAGCAGCTAATCTTGCATACGCTCCTCCACCACATTCGTCTGTTAGTGTACCTGCTTCTAAATTCTCTAGTGTTGATCCTGTTGATGGATCCGAATTAAACAGTGCAAGGTATACCGTTGCAGGACTAGCTGTTGATTGACTATTAGCTTTTAACCAGAAGTCTAACGTTCTGTCCTCAGTATAATTTGAAGCTGCGCTCATATGAGTCTCCTTTAATTTGTTATAACATAGTTATTTATAGTGGACTTGTAATATCCACCTAGATTCATGCAATCTTGACAATTTTTAAGTATAAACCAAGTCCTGCATTAGATGTAGTGTTTGAACCAGCACTATCAATAATAGGTGTAGCAGCAGGCGAATATTTTAATGTTGACTCTGTTCCAGCATCTATACCTTTACCATATAACACTAGGTCACTTGTGCTGGATAATGTAAACAACCCATTAAGGCGCTCCATTGATATTGATGGATTTAGTGTAGTACCGCCTACTCTTCTTGCTTCTGCACTAGTAATTGATTCGTTACCTGTGTCATCATATAACACTAGAAATTCTATAAAGTCACCACCTGTATATGTGTTATCAGGTGACGAATTAGATTCTATAAACCATGTGCCTGCTGTTAATCTTAAATTGTTGCTTACAACACTAACATCTGAATTTGCAGGTGTCTTAAGTGTTGTTGTAACAGTAACAGGTGCAATACTATTTGTATCTGTTGTGGTGATGATTGTACCATAACTTACAATATGTGCGAATCCTGTTATACCAGCTCCTGCAACCTGTTCGAACTTACCTGTTGACGAACTGTAACGCAATAAGTCACCGTCAGTAGGTGTGCTTATTGCGAATGTGTCAATTACATCATTAACATTGTCAATGTTTTGTTTTATGTCTGCTCTTGCATTTGCAATTAAATCGCTAGGTTGATCGCAGTTTGTTGTGCTTGCTTTTGTTCCGCTTGGCCATGCCATTTAATTTCTCCTTATGAGTTTGAGTTATCATCTGTAAATGTAGTTGAACCATCAGTGCCGTCCATGTGTGCTAATAACAATGTATCTGAGTCATTGCCATGTGGTCCTGTTGGCGGTGTAAAACTAGCAGTATATCTTGCTACACTTGACACACGGAACTCATCTATATTCCCATCAATCGCATTGCCACCTGCACGTTGTCCAATCCAGAAATTCTCAGTTTGCATTACATTTTCATTTGCTGTTTGTGTAGATTCAAGTGTACCATTAACAAACAATCTAAGTGTATCACCATCTCTACTTACAGCACCATGGTACCAAGTGTTGTTTGTTAATACAGTTGTAGATTCTAGTGTACTCCAACCATTAATAAAGCATCTTAATTTGGCAGTACTGCTATGTCTGTATAGGAACACTGCTCTACCGTCAGTGCCACCTGCATATTGACTTGCTATAATTTCTTCACCTGTGGCATTATCGAATCTAAACCAACATTCTACAGTCCAGTCGTCATATTCTGGTATTAAAGGTTGTCCTGTATCTAAATAATCGCCTGATCCGTCTCCTAGGAAGCTGCCGCCGCCGAAATAGCTTACAGCAGTATCTACTTGTGCATTACCAACTGCTTCTAATCCAACTTGTGCTCTTGTACCATTGTCATCAAAGAGGTCGGTTGAATTATCAGTGCCATTCATGTGTGCTAATAAAACTGTATTTGAGTCATTTATATGTGCTGCTGTTGGTGGTGTAAATGCACCTGTATATCTTGCAATCTTTGATATTCTTATCTCGTCTAAATAATGTCCAGTTCCTGTAAACACCGATCTAGCATTATATGGACTTCCGCTTTGAACACCACCATTAATTATTAACGAAGCTGTACTTGGCCCTGGCACTTGCGTAAAGCTCGAAGTAGAGTAAATTTGTATTCCGTTACCGTAGATCTTAAAGTTCGAACCACTCTTAACAAAGGCAACATGATTCCATTGATTGTAATTTAGTCCGCCACTTACAGTCTGTCTAGTAACATTGCTACTGCCATTATAACTAACCCATTGCATATAGTTATTTGTACCTGCTTTTGACATTCTAATATAATAACCATTATACGATCCTGCCTGTGCATGATTTAAGAGTCTGTTGCCGCTTGCGCTGTCAGGATAAATCTGGAACTCTACAGTCCAATTACTATATTGGTTTAGATCTACCTCATCAGTATCTGTAATTTCTGCATAACCATTACTTGTAGTTGCTGTATAGAGACTTGTACCACCAAATTTTGCTTGTGTGACATCTAATGCAGCATTGCCAACTGCTGATAAACCATTTTGTTCTCTTTCACCTTTGTCATCTGTAAATGTAGTTGAACCATCAGTGCCATTCATGTGTGCTAATAACAATGTATTGTCGTCATGTATAAACGCACTTGTACTTGGTGTAAAGGATGTTGTATAACGTGCAGTGTCAGAGATACGCAATTCGTCAATTCGTCCATCTAAGTAGAAATTCGGACTATGACTTGCACTTGCTATTGCTGTATAAGCAGTTTCAACTATACTAATACTACTTGTTGCATTGCCTTGACTAGTTCCATTTAACCAAACATCAAATCTATTGCTACTATTTCTCGTAACCGCAATGTGATGCCAAACTCCTGTAGATACTGTTGAGAATCCAGTAATAGTAAATGTTCCAGTGCCGCCAATAAACAATACTAATTTACCACTGCTGTTTACATAGAAACTAAATCTACCATTTAGATTACTAGCTCCTCCTAAATAATTATATTGATGTATTAATGCTTGCGTTGTGTTATTAACATCTAAACGCAACCATAATTCTGCGGTAAATTCTCCTGTTGATGGTATTAGTGCAGGTCCTGCTGATTGACTGTTTAATGCTAGATAATCGCCACTGCTATCAAATAGAGCACTAGCACCGCCAAACTGTGATTGTGCTGTATCAATCTGTGCATTACCAATTGCTGCTAATCCAACTTTTGTTCCGATAACTTCTGCTTCTACTACAACCTGTGTTTTTGCTAGAAAGTTTAATCTACTTGCACCTAAAGGCATATTAATCCCCTAATTCATCAGCTACATGCCATGCATCCGTTGCCATCAACGCATTTAATGCAGCTTTATCTAATTCATTGCCCTTGCTACTAATTGCATTGATGCTGTTGGGTAATAATTCATTATAACTAATTAATGTTTGTGTCCCGTCAATGCTTTTTCTACTAGATCTACTATTTTTATCAATAATGTAAGGATCTCTCCAATTAACACTATCGCAATCTGCTGTTGCGATTACAATCCATTTTCTAAAGTCCATTTGTAAATTCCTTAACTAAAGTTTGTGCTTAGTGAAGCATAATATGTTGTGCCATCATAGAATACACTTATAATGTCAACTGTATCAGTTGTTGATAGTGTTTTTGTGCCGCCTGCGAATAACATAGTTGATGTTAGTGTTCTACCTGTACCATTTGTGTCAATAATTAGTGTTAACGATTCTCCTGCTTCAGGAGTGTTAAATCCGCTAAATGTTAAATTACCATTTAGTGTAATTTTCTGCACATTGCCATTTGTAATATTAGGTGTAATTGTACCACTTGTAGTACCTAAATCGTATATGTCTTCTTTGTATTCGCGAAGTTCAACATCGCTAATTAAATTACCACCAAAGAACGTTGTTGCAGCATCTACTGTGATACCATTTGAAGTTGTTACTAATCTATTGTTGCCTTGATAGTATAAAGCAACAGCACCGGCGTTTGAATTTAAACTAATACCCGAAGTTGTGTCTTGAAGGTATATTCCGCCTTCATTTTCAATTGTTATTGCGCCAGATGTGTTACCAACAATTCTAAATGCTTCAGCTGCACTGTAGTACATGTGTACATCACCTGTTGCACCAAATACAAGTGTGTCATCTGTGCCTGGTGTAGCACAGTCGCCGAAATCGATATTGTTGCCATTTACATCTAAGTCGCCGCCTAGTTGCGGAGTAGTATCTTCTACAACATTTGCTAACCCGCCGCTTGCTGCAACCTCTAAACCAATTACACCTGTACCGTGATCATATGTTAGTACATAATTGTCTTGTCCTGCTCCTACAGTTTGATCCGCATCAAATGTTAAGTTGCCCAACAGCACATTACCTGTTCCGTTCGGTTCAATATCAATGTCACCATTGCTTACGCTTACAATTTTGTTGCCGTTTACATCTAACGATCCGCCTAGTTGCGGTGTTGTGTCTTCTGCAACGCTTAAGATACCTGTGTCAGT